CCAGACGCCGCTTTGGCTCTTCTAAAGAAGATTCCAGAAGTTGGTCGTTGGGATGACATCTTTGTCTTCTCAAACCCAGTTCTGAAGTCAGCCGCTTATACCATGTTGGGCGATGCCTTGCGTGAAAAGAACGGCTTGGCTGCAAAGTGGACTCCTCGTAAGGGTCAAATTGCCGCTGAAGTTCGTGCCTTCTTTGGCATGACTCCAAAGCAATACCGTAAGAGTCTTGTGGCTCTTACAAAGGTTGTTGAAACCCAAATGTGTGCAGGAGATTGGGACAACATCAACTTCAGTCATGTTCCTTCTGTAGCTTCTCGAATCTATAAGAAGGCATTCAACCGTCACAGCCCAGCGTTCGCTGAGTATGTTGCGGCTCTGGTTGCTAAGGATCCATCGGTGAAGGTTAATGCTTCGGCTATTTTCCCACACGATGTCCTTAAGGGCGTGATTGGTAGCTACCGTGCCAAGTTGGACAAGACTGAAACAGACCATGTGATCGCACAATGGGATGCCTTGCCAAACTACGTTGGAGATGCCAGCATCATGCCAATCGTAGACGTTAGCGGTTCTATGTCTTGCCCAGCAGGAAAGAACACTGGCGTAACTTGCATGGATATCTCAATCAGCTTGGGCTTGTACCTAGCAGACAAGAACAAGGGAGTGTTCAAGGACACATTCTTGACTTTCTCAGACAAGCCACAACTTGTTACTCTAAAGGGTAACATTGTTGACAAGATTGCTCAAATGAGCAAGAGTGATTGGGATATGAGCACTAACTTGCATGCCGCTATGGACAAGATCCTATCGGTTGCAGTTAAGGGCAATGTACCAGCCAGCGACATGCCAGCCATGTTGCTGATCTTGTCAGACATGCAGTTCAACCAATGCGCCCGTTACGACGACAGCGCAATGGAAATGATCGAACGTAAGTTCGAAGCCGCAGGCTACTCTGTGCCACAGATTGTTTTCTGGAACCTAAACAGTTCAGACAACGTACCTGTTAAGGCAGACAAGAGTGGTGCCGCATTGGTAAGTGGATTCAGTCCATCAATCATGACCAGTTTGCTGGCCGCTGATTTGGATCAATTCACTCCAGAAGGCATCATGCTTAAGACTGTAATGAGTGATCGTTACAAGTTATAAAGTCCTGGACACACGGACTTAAAAACGAAGTGGAAGTAGGTGGAAGCCCTACACCTAATTTAATTTTATAGTTTAACACACAAAACGATAAAGAGTATATCATGTCATATTTTCTAAAGTCAGGTAACACATTCCGTGTCTCTACAAAAGAGGCTATGGATCTCCATGAGATGTTGCCTGCTGGTAACTACGTGGTCAAAGAAATGCCCATGGATGGTCCATTGTATTTGGAACATATCGAATCGTTTGAAATCAAAGGCAAGCGTTATGGCGACTTGGATAAGAACACCGATCGTATTTTGAATACATTCATGGACCGTACTGCATCAACAGGTGTAATGCTTGCTGGTGAAAAAGGATCAGGTAAGTCATTGTTGGCTAAGAATTTGGCTATCGAAGGCGCCAAGCGTTTGGGTATCCCTTGCATTGTTATCAATGCTCCATGGGTCGGCGACAAGTTCAATGCCTTTATGCAGATGATTGAACAACCATGTATGGTCTTGTTTGATGAATTTGAAAAGGTGTACAATTCGGATGATCAGGAACAAGCATTGACCTTATTGGATGGTGTATTCCCTAGCAAGAAGCTGTTTGTATTGACTTGTAACGACAAGTGGCGTATCGACCAACACATGCGTAATCGTCCAGGACGTTTGTTCTATATGATCGACTACAAAGGTTTGGATGCTACTTTCATCACAGAATACTGTAATGATAACTTGAAGCCAGACTTGTTGAAGCATACTGAAAAACTATGCCAAATTGCGGCCTTGTTTGCGCAGTTTAACTTTGACATGTTGAAAGCAACTGTTGAAGAAATGAACCGTTACAATGAAACACCGGAAGATGCTCTACGTATGTTGAACGTGAAACCAGAGTTTGACTCAGGCAACAAGTTCACAGTCAAGCTGATCAAGGATGGTGCAGAATTGGCCGATACTGATTTGGAAACACAGGAATGGAGTGGTAATCCACTACAAGGCAATGTCCAAGTTCACTTCAAGAAATTTGAAGATGAAAAGGATGAAGACGGTGACTTTCCGTGGGATTGGGAACGAGTTCGTTTCAGCCCAGCTGATCTTACCAAAATTGACAGCTCAACTGGCAAGTTTGTATTCGTAGCCAAGGACGGTACCACTTTGGTGCTTAATAAGATTAAAGAAAAATCTTACAGCTACTACGACGCTTTTTGATCGTTGTGTAAAAACAACATGTTTTGAGTCCTGTTGACTGTAGTTGACAGGACTTTTTTTTGACGTTATAATAGTGGTATGGTAACAAAAAAGGAGCGAGCAATGGGATTCAAAATTTTAGGTAAGACAGCTGACTTGTATCAAGGCTATGGTCCTTTGCCAAAAATGGAAGGCCCGTTTTTGGTTGCTGGACGGATCTTGTACTACGACCCAAAGGAAGGCAAGTACTGGGATCCAAAGACTGACTTCTACGTTCCTCATGATGAATATTTTAGAATGGTAGGTTTGATGTGATCGAACGTATTAAGCAAGTATTTGAGCAGTTAGGCTACGACTGGGTCGAGCCTTACTCAACTACAGAAGGCGCAATTAACAGAGGCGAAGTGGGCAACCACCGAGGCTTGTATTACATCTATCCCCGAGTAAATTTTTATTTTGGTAAGGCGGCAACTAACACAGTTATTAATCGTCACCAAACACATCGTCCTAAATTGGATGTAGATTTGGCTACATTGTATAGTACACCAGTTGAAAAAGTGGAACCCAAGTGGATGTTCCCAGAAGGATGGAAAGACGGTGTATGCAAGTACATTATCGAAGGTGTGGATCATATTCCTAGCCATTATGTTAAAATTGGAAAGAAGTTGGTAGCACCCGGTGTGCTAGACTTTCCAGTAACACATAAAGTGGATGTTGATACACTAGAAGTACTAGTTTGGAATTTGGATCATTTGACTGCCAAACAAATTAGTGCTATCGAAGAAGCAGTAATTCCAGCGATTTGGCCTTACTGTAATAATGAAACGTATAGAAAAAGAAAACGAGAAAAGAAGTGATAGAAGTAATACATGACAATAAGTCAAATGAATTTGAAGACTTGACTCAAGCAATGAATTGGGCCAAGGTGCTGGGCGAGTTTGTAACCATTAAAGTTAATGGTATGGAACTTGTGGGACGGTTTGGTGCTGACAGCGTCAAAGACGGTAAGTGTCCAGATGGTGTAGACTACACTTGGATGAAGCGGAGAACACAATGAGTGGTGGACATTTTCAGTACAAGCAATGGGAAATTGGCAACATCGGTGACGAAGTTGAACAGTTGATCCTTGATAACGACAGCGAAGAACTGGATCGTTGGGGTGATCGTAAAGGATGCCACTTCACTCCGGAAACTATTGCTGAGTTTAAAAAGGGATTGGAATTGCTACGACAAGCACACATCTACGCACAACGAATCGATTGGTTAGTAAGTGGTGATGATGGAGAGGATAGTTTTCATCGTCGTTTGAAAAATGATTTGGAGAAGCTAAATGAAAATTCAATTTGATAAAGATACAATGCCCGATGAATTGTACAATGTGCTGTTACAGCACTTTGTAAATGAAGCCGTTGGGTTAGGTGTAGAAGTAAACAAGTTTACTCAATTTAATAATTGGATAGTAGAATGTGAAGTAGATGCAAAGGAATCGGTACATTAATGCCTAAATGTTATCAATTAATTGGAGTACCTGCCGCAGGTAAAAGTACTTGGTATAATTCCCAAGAATTTTTAGATGATGCTGTTTGTGTTAGTACAGATCATTTTGTAGAAAGAGAAGCAAAAAGATTAGGAAAAACTTACAGCGAAATTTTCAACGATTACATGCCCACTGCCGTAAATTTAATGGCAGACTTAGTTATTACTACACGTAATTTGAGCATGGATATTGTTTGGGATCAAACCAGTACTACTGTTAAAAGTCGTACACGTAAGTTCAATATGCTTCCGGGCTATGATCATATCGCAGTAGTGTTTACTACTCCTGATATTTCAGTACTAAAAGAACGTTTGGCCAGTCGGCCGGGCAAAGAGATTCCTTGGGAAATTGTACAAGGAATGATTGATAATTTCGAAATGCCTACCGAAGAAGAAGGTTTTAAAGAAATTTGGAGGGTATAATGCCTTGGATTGAAAATGTAGCCGCAAGTGATATTCCGATTGGTTTTCATCACGATGCTGGCCCTAATAGTATGTTGATTAGTATTGTTGACCCGGCAAGCTGGCGTCCTACTCCAAAACACCAGTTCAAAGAAATTCATAACTTTGAATTTTTAGATGTAGAGGAAAAGGACGAAGTATTAGAAGAGTCAATGAAGTGTAGTCAAGAGCAAGCTGACCAACTTGTGGCTCTTTTACAACACGCTTTGGCTAACAGAATGAACGTTGTTGTCCATTGCTTTGCGGGTATTTGTCGTTCGGGTGCTGTATGCGAAGTGGGTGTAATGCTTGGATTCGATGATACAGAGCGTTTTAGAAGCCCTAATCTGCTCGTTAAGCACCGAATGATGAAAGCCTTGGGTTGGACCTACGACCCAGACGAAAAGCCCAACATTGACGATTGGCGCACGTTTAAATCGGTTGACTAATAGTAATGTTGGTAGTATAATTATAACTTATACAATGAAAGGAGGCGAATATGCCAAGTGTATTCTTAGTAAGCGACACGCACTTCGGTCACACGGGTGTATGTCGTTTCACACGCAACGATGGTGTTACAAAAC